GATTGGATATAATCCAAATATCAATAATCAGACATTAATGTCTGACAATCAAAACTAACATTACAAAAAATCAATGGGAGAAAGTATGATTGTCAGATGATGTTGTGACTACTACACATCAAGACTCATATACCCTTTCGGCTTATTAACACCGTCACCTGTTGCGAATGCTTCCCCTTCAGCATACGCCAAACCTCTTGCAATTAAGTTTGCAAGGTAATTTTCAAGATTTATAAATGTATCTTGCAGAATTTCTTCACTAACTTTAATAATTCCTCCGAGTTTATAAGCCCCAAGTGTGTTTTGTGCGAAATTTGTATCAACATCACCGTAAGTTCCTGTTTCTTCAATCCAGCTAAACTGCGGAAGTTCTCCGCCAATAGGAATTTTTCTGTCGTTTTTTGTCGGGATAACAGTCGAAATTGCTCTTGTTCTGCTAAGCTCAATAAGTTTTTCCAAAACTGTTTTCTGATACTCAACAGGCACGATATAACCGCCATTTTCATCTACGCCCGTTTGTAACACCGCTTTAAATTCAGGTGTTAAACTACCTTTTACATATGCTTCAAACGCCGCTTTGTAATCATCTGCTTTTACGCCTTTTGCAACAAGTTCACCAGTCAAAGGTTTTCTCGTAGGTTCGTTTAGTTTTGCTTCAAGCTCTTGTGCTTTTTGCAACGCATCAATTTGTTTATCAAGTGCCATAATGTCTGCATACATTCTATCGCTTTGTGCTTGTGCCTCTGCATTTAATCCACTCTCTTCATGCTTATCTAAATACGCTCTCCACTCTTTTACAAGCTTTGCTCTTTTGTCAAGTAATGCTTTAATTTTTTCCATTAAATCTCCTTAGTCTGTAATAATTTTAATTTTTCTTTTTCAAGCGCTAACATCATTTTAGCCTTTAAAATCTCTTCATCTTTTTTTTGTTTATTCTCATTTAACATTTTCACCTCTTTCATTAAGGCGGCAATTTTTTCCTCATTTTTTTCCTCCTCTTTTTCTTTTAATTTTTTAGTTAAAGCCCTAAATTTTTCTTTTGCAAACGCTATTGCACTTTGCTTGTCTTCTTCTTTTTCTGTTTTTATTGTTTCGTCAGCAAATCCGTTTTGCACTATCTCTTCACCAAAAAACCAGCTTTCTTTATCCATTAAATCTCTTATTTCATTTTCATCTTTTTTAGTTTTTTCAATATATTTTTTTGCAAGTAATTTAGTAAGCCCTTCAAGCACTTCAGCCTGTTGTTGCATATCTCTGTAATCCCCAACTACAACACCCCAGGCATTGTGAATCATAAAAGTTGAGTTATCATATACTTTTACCTCGTCCGCAGCCATTGCAATGTAAGTCGCCATACTTGCAGCAAGCCCGTTAATTACTGCAGTAACTTTACCCTTACTGTAGCTTTTAATAAGATTGTGAATTGTTACTCCATCAAAAACACTACCACCTGGACTGTTAATTTCAATTACAATATCTCCGTCTGCATTATCTAACTCTGCTTCTATCTGTTCCGGCAAAACTTCCCAGCCTATTTCACCTATAATTTTAATTTTTCCCATTAGTTATCCTTTTTAAAGTAGTCATATTCATTTGCATATAAAGCTCATCAGCTTCATTGCCTTTAAGATCAAAATCTTCAAGCTTTCTTACCTCGTTTGGTGTTAGTGCACCTATATTTACGAGTGTTCTATATCCGTTAGTTCTTGTTTCAAAATCACCACGCATTAAAGTATTAAGATTGAATTTCGCGTAATATTTGTCTTTTTCGTCTTCATTTAGCAGATATTTATAAACCGCTAATTCAAAATTAACAGCATGAGGAAGTAAGGTGTTTTGAACGAAATTGATAGACATCTGTTCCATATTGTTAAATGTAGATTTGCTCATATCTCCGAGCATATAAAGTGGCACTTTAAACAATGCTGCAATTTCGGCCTTTTGAAATCTGCGGGTATCTAAAAACTGACTATCCTCATTACTTAAAGACAGCCTTTCATATTTCATATTCTCTTCCAAAATTAAAGGTTTACCGCTATTTTTAACACCCTGATATTTTTCTTTAAATGATTTTCTTAGTCTTTCAAACGCTTCGTCGCTTAATGTTCCTGGATGCGTTAAAACACCTGTTCCATTCGCCCCGTTTTCAAAAAAATTTATTCCGAATTGCTCTGTAACCATAGATAATTTAATTGATTTTCGGTTATATTCAATAGGATTTACGCCTGTAAGTCCTCTATCATCAGGATTTGGAAGACCTTTTAAATGAAAAATCTCATTTTGCAACAAAGCGTATTGTTTATCGCCCTTTTTGTAAATATAAACTATTTTTCCATTCTGTCTTATTTTTACCTGCATATTGTCCGGATGTAACGGATAAAGTCCTATTATTTCATTTTTACCGTTACGGACAATTTGCGAATAATGATTTCCCCTTAATAAAATATCCTGATATACCATACGAATATAATCAAATCTCGTATGCATTTCATTAGGCGAAAACTTTAGAATCCTATAAAGCGGATGTTGTGTGGCTTTTGTTTTCCCGCCGTCTTTTCTCTCATACAAATTCAAACTTACAACCGCTAACGAATCGGTTATTGCCTGAACACATGAATAAACCGCAGTATGCCTTAATGCACTGTCTGAATTCACAGAACCTACGCTTCCGTCACTTTTAAACAAAAAGCTAAAAAGCCCTCCGGTGCTTATAGTCGTATTAGGCAATATAGGAGCACGTCCGAATATATTTCTAAAAAAACTCATTAAATTTCCTTACTAAATAAACCGATTAAACAAACCAAGCTTGATATAAAAAGCAATACGCCAAAGGTGTAAAATCCGTATTGAGTGTTAAAAATTCCCACACTTATCCCAAATGCTGCACTTAACAAAAATAAAAATATAAGCAATGTAGTTAAAAGTTTGATTTTATCCATAGTAGAATTGTAAGTAGAAAAAGAAGGGCAATCGTTTTTTGTTTATTCCTGATTAACATTCCTTAATTTTTTCATCTTAAAACTTTTATCAAACACGAGCCAATCAAAGCTAACATCGTATTTGATGCAAAACTCATATATATGCTCAGTAGGCAAAATATTTTTTACTTTGTACACTCTTATAGTGTTAGGACTTAAATTTAACACTTCCGCAACGTGTTTATGTTTAACAAACCCCTTAACATCCTTACTGATAATATCCTTGATTCTCTCGACAATTTCCGCGAAAGAGTTTCTTCTGTATTTAATCTCTCTCATAAGCTTCTTATCCCCCTTGTTTCATAGATTGATTTTTTGTTTTCGTTTTTATGCACTATCGCTCTTCCAAGAGCCATTGCAAGAGCCACCATTCCGTCAACTTTTTCACTACTTCTTGCTTTGTCGATTTTCATGTTCCCTGCGGCATCTTTTACTATTGCAACATTGCTCATCATCCATCTTAAAACAGGATTGTTCCCGTGATTTAATTGTTTTTTCAAAACTAAAATTTCAAGTTCTTTTGTAGGTGCGGACATAGAAGCAAACCCCTGGCCGAAAGGCACTAAATTTTCAATTCCTTCATTCATTAGGTTGTTGATTATGCTTGTAGCATTCCATCTGTCATAAGCCAATTCTTTAACATCAAATTTTTCAAAATCTTTTTTTATCTGCGCTTCAATAAAATCATAATCAATAACATCCCCTGGCGTTGTTTGTATTAACCCTTCACGTACCCAGGTGCTATAAGGTATCTTATCTCTTCGTTCTCTTTCCCTCATGTTTTCTTCCGGTATCCAAAATCTGCATAACACATCAAACCACTCATCGTTTTCATTTTTTTGAGGGAATAGCCAGATAAGCGCTGTTATATCTGTTGTAGAAGACAAATCAAGCCCTCCGAAGCATAACAAGCCTTTTAATTTTTTTTCATCTATTTCGTACCTAAAAGAAGAATTCCACTTGTCTGTACTAATCCATCTATCCATGCTGTCGGTCCAAACATTAAGTCTTTTGGTTAAAAAGTTATTCAATTTTGTAGGCACTTCCTTTGCTTCTTTGGCCATAGCCTTAAAATCATCTATATAAAGAGAAACACCCAAATTCGGGTTAGCTTTTCTCCAAACTTCTTCTGTGTAATAATTTTCATTTTCAATGTCTTCATCGTCTATCGTTGCAATAAATACGAAATACTCATCATTTTCTACAACACCCTCAAGTATTTTAATCGCATATTCTCTTTCAGTATAGCAAGGTGAGTTTTTATTAAATCCGGCTGTTGTAATAATAAACATTAAAGGCTGTTTCCTTGCACCCATTCCTGAACGAATCACATCATAAAGGTCGGCGTTTGGATGTGCGTGATATTCATCTATTACAGCTCCATGTACATTAAGTCCGTCAAGAGTTTTACTGTCTGCGCCGAGAGGCTCATACTTAGAATTTGTAGTTTCCATTATCATTTTAGAATAAGCTGTTTTTACATATTTTTTAAGAGGGGAATTATTTTTCATAAATTCACTTGCTAACCATACGATTTTAGCCTGATCTCTTTTTGTTGCCGCAGTATAAACTTCCGCCCCGATTTCACCATCAGCAAACGCTAAATATAAACCAATAGTTGCAGCGAGTTCAGACTTTCCGTTTTTTCTCGCCACCTCGTTATATGCAATTTTATATCTTCTAACCCACTCACCATGTGAATTTTTTTTATAAAAACCGAATAGAGGATAAATAATATCATAAATCTGCCATTCTTCAAGTTCAATTTTCTGTCCGGCTTTTGCACCTTTTGTATAAGGCATCATTTGTATAAAATCAACTACACGCTGCGCTTTTTTAATATCAAACTTTAAATCCTTATCCGCTAAGCTTTTTTTCAAATCATTTAAAAACCTTTCACGTCCAAGTCTTTGCAATTTTCCTATTGTTTTGTCTTTGCAGCGTTTTTCTTGCAATTCAATCAACTCTTTTAAAGTCACTTACCGCCTTTTAAAAATTCTGCAAATTCATCCAATTCCTCTATTTTGTTAAAGCCCGCAAGCTTTCTGTTATATTCTCCTATTCCTAAGCTTTTAGCAAGACTTTGCATTGTGTTTACAGCCTGCGCAAGAGCACTTTTTGCCGGGTGCATGTATGCGTTGCCTTTGTCACTGTAAAGAATTTCGCCCTGCTCTTTTATGGTCTCGTAATTTTTACGATAGCTTTCATAAGCGACTGCAAACTGTTCTATCAGCAGCGTGTCAATATTTTCGAATTTTTGGTTTTGTTGTAAATATTCAACTATTGCCTTAAATGTTTTTTTCGCCTCTTTACCTAAATGCCCAGGAACTCTAACTTTCATACTCCCACCTCCCTAAAATTAGTTTTTGTTTTTTCGTGACTTGCCCGGGGGTTGGCAATCTTTTGCCTAAATAATTTCAAACCCGCCCCTGCCTTGCTCTCGCAGTCTTCTTAGCATGGCACGCGTTACATAAACATTGTAAATTTTCTAAACAAAAAGCACACCCGCCGTCTTTAAGTTCTACAATGTGATCTACAACATCCGCTTTAACTATTCTCCCTTCTTTCAAACACATCTCGCACAATCCGCCGCACTCTTTCATTTTTTGTTCTCTTATTTTTCTCCACTGTCTTGAGTTGTATACTCTTTTAGCTTCTTTATCTCTTTTTGTTTCATCGTATTGCTTATAGCGCATCTTCTTATGTTCTTTACAGTATCTCTCACCCGGCTTAACTAAATTCGGACAGCCCGGATAAGCACAAGGCTTTAACGGTCTTTTAGGCATTTATATACCTTTCCACAACTCCCCTCGCTTCTTCAAACCCTCTGCACACAACCGCAAGGTATCCGTTTTTATTTAGCCTGTCTATCCACTCTCTTTGCTTCTCGCTCACCACACCGCCCTTTCTTCTCTTCATCTCGATATAAAGCCCGTGATAATGTTTATTCGGCACAGGAATACAAATATCCGGCACTCCTGCGCTTATCCCCTCGGCTTTCATTCTTGCAGCTTCTATTTTGTTACGTGAGCCGCCGTTAGGAATAGCGTAAAAAGGTATCCTTCTTGCTTTCAAATACTGCACTAACATTACCTGCTCTTGCCTTTCTTTCGGGATAAACTTTCTCATACCCTCTCTCCGCATTCTCTTAATAATCTCTCGTTAAACTGTATCGCTTTTACAACATCATTAAGCCTTTCCGCCATTTCGCCCCACTCTTCCATATTTTGCTTTATCGGTTTTAAATACAATTCACTGCTTAATTCGTTAAGCAATTCTTTGCCTGCCTGGACTTTCATTCTTAACGCATCTGTATATTTAAGATTTTTAAATGCTTCCGGTCCTATTCCGTAATAATAAAAACTGTCTTTCATTGTTTCCCTTTCAATTCAACAAGATCTAAATGCAAACTAAGAGCTTCGCTGTATCTTGCTCTGTCGTTCCACTTCCTGCTTTCAAAAACATACTCAACCACGCCGCCCTCGTTCCACAATACGCACCTGTCTTTTTCATCTATCTTTACGTTAGGTCTCGGCATCGTTTTTATTAATTCCCGCATTCTCTCAGGCGTTTTGTATAGAGTTATCATTCTGCCTGCTCCAAAAGCTCACTATTCTCAAAAATGTTTCCGATTACTTCCAATTCGCATATATCGATAAAATTACTCTCATCTTCATCGGACATAACAATATAACAACCAATTCTTTCGTCATACGTCACTTCACCAACACCTCTTATTTCATAACCGCTATCACAATTTCCATAAACGTCTCGTGCTACATACTTAACAATATCCCCCTCATAAATCTCCTTGCCGTTTTTGTCTTTAAAACCGGTAAATTCAATTAAAAACGCTTCTCTTTCTCCATCTACTGTAAATTGAACAGGATAAGTGTCTTCCCCATCAGGTCTCCAAACAACAGCAGCTATTGGTTCGCCTGTAATGTCGTCAAACTCTAATTCTTGCACATCAACCATTTGTTTCTCAATATTGTCCCATATTCTATATTTAGCTTTTCTCATCTCTTTTTCCTTTTCACACTCTTTGCAATTTTAAGTTTCAAGCACTCATTCTCTTCCGTCAATTCTGAGAGACTTTTTTCCATTTCATATACTTTGATACTCAAAACCTGATTTCTTTCCTCTACGGCTTTGTAATAGCGTTCTAGAGCTATATATTGACCGGCAGTGTATAACCCAATTCTGTTAAGCAGTTTTACTATCATTGTTTTCGCCTTGTAAAATTTTTATCCCAACTTTATGCATCGTTCCGAACATTGCGAAGCTTCTTTTTGTTTCGATAAGCCCTTTTTTCTCAAGCAGTCTCAAAAAACCGCTTATAGCGCTCGGGTAATAATCTATATCCCTCGCCAAATCCGCAGCGCTCATTACGTAATAGCCCCCGGCTTGAGGATATTTTCTTATTGCTTTAAGAGCTCTTTTGATGTAAATTCTTGATTTTTCTTTCGGTGCCTGTTCTATTTTTCTCATGCGCCTATCCTTTTAGCATTTGCTAAATTAGCGATTAGGTTTGTGGTTTTGTTTTCTGTAAGCTTTGCTTGAGTTGTTTCTATTTCCTGCTCTTTAAACTTTTCTTCCACTTGCTTTAAAATCTCTTCTTTTCTTGCAACCGCTTCGTAATCAACAACACCTATTCTGAACTGATTTTCCAAAAGCCAGTTAAGATAAACCGCCTCTTCGTCTGCTGTAAGCTTCAAATAGCTGCCGAATTCGTTTCGAACGTTTTTGTTAATCAGGTTTCCTTCCTTATCCATTCCGATTACGACAAACTCTAAAAACCCGCTTCCTTTGCCGCAGTTTGAAATATCTTTGCCTTTGTAGTAGTCGTTAAGATATTTTTTAAGCTGCGAAATTGTTTTAAAAATCTTCTCTCCGCTTTTAAGCCTTGCCTGAATTAAAAGTCTTTTGTATTCGAAAATAGCTTTTTTCGTGATAAGCTCTGCGCTCATTTTCTCTTCGGCAAAATTAAGCCTGTATGCAAAAAAGTCTGCTAACTTATCATCAGGGATGTCTTTTATAAGCTCGTTGATTATTCTTGCTTTGACTTCGTTAACATCAAGCGCGTCTTTTATAAAATCAATTCTGTCTTCCATTTTACGCCCCTTCTACGATTTGAGCTTCAATATACTCGTTTTCGTCTATGCTTAACCCAAACTTTCTGTATTTGCTCAAATCTTTCTTATCCCGGTATTGTCCTTCTGCAACTCTTACGCAGTTGGTGTCGTTCTTGATTAAAAAATCAAAATCAATCTTCCAGCCGCTTCCTTTCTTCCCTTGCAGGAATTCGCTTAGCCCGATTTCTTTTAAGGCAAGTTTGAAATCCTCTAAGAAGTTCCCGTTTTCTTTCAATCGTGAAGCAAGTTTTCTTTTTCTCTTAGGCGTGATTTCTTTTATTTTTGCAAGACTGTATTTTTCTGCAGTCACATTCCACAGTCGCACAAATTCGTCAAAATCGCTCTGCGGTTGTTGACGAGAGAGACTATATTGTCCTTTCTCTTCTTCTTTCCCTTTCTCTTTCCCTTTCTCTTCTTCTTTCTCTTTCTCTTGTCGGCAAGGGGTATCGGTAGCCCCTTCGGAAGGGGTATCACAACCCCCTTGGCAAGGGGTAGTATTTTGTGCTTGTGAAGAGGTTTTGTTTTCTTCTTCGCTACCCTTGTTAAGGGCTTTTTCGCTGCTTTTAAAATAGCTGTCGTAGTCTATTCCGGTTTTATTGCAATATCCTTCTATACTTGCTCTTAAAGTGTGTTTGATACTCGTCCAAAGCAGGTTTAAAACCGGGTCGTCAAATTTAATATCATCAATATGTTTTTCTAAAAACTGCACTTCGCAAACTGCTCTGTCGAAAGCCACGTATTGCTCAGGCGATAATTGTTTTTTGATTTCCCATAAATTTTCATAATGGTTGAATGCTTTTCTCATTTTAAGCCTTTTATGCTATAATTTCTTTACATTTCTTTTGTCGGCATCGCGCCGATTTTTCTCACTTTATAAACGTAGTCCCAGCCTTTATCCCCGTTCGGTTTCAGGGTTGGGACTTTCATCGTGTCAAATTCCCATCCGAGACATTTAAGATCATATATCCTGGAAGTAAGCCTGGTTATAAATTTACTTAAAGCCCAGTTTCTGCTTACATGTCCTTTTTTCACCAGTTCGGTTGCAATAATCTGCAGCTGTGAATTGTTTTTACTCATTTTTCCCTCCTACTTAAAGTTCCTCAAATTCTTGTTTAACTACCTGCAGTGCTTTTTTATTGCCCCCTTTTAGCAGTTCTAGAATATTTTTTGCAGTATTTGCTCCGACAGTGATTTCCCCAAAAAATCTGTCCTCACCAATTAGTCTTAATTCTAAAAATTTGTCTTCATCTAACTCTTTAAGCATTTTTTCTATTTCCTCGGCTTGCTGTTCTAATTCGCAAATAGCGTTGTATAACGTTTCAGCATTTTTAAATTTTTCAATAGTCATTTTTTCCTCCTACAAATTTGATAGCATCAACATGCAAAACTTTATTAATTCTTATAGTTCCGTTTCTGTCTTCCCACTTTTCTTCTTTGATAATTCCCTCTATTAAAACCCTCTTGCCTTTTGTAAGGTATTGCGCTAATTTTTCAGCGTTCCACAGCGTGCATTTCCAAAAAATCGTGTTCTGTTTGTCTTTGTATTTTGTATTTACAGCAATATCAAACACGGCAAGGGATTTGCCGCTTGGAGTGTATTTAAGCTCGGCGTCTCTTGTTAAATTGCCGACGCATATATATTTCTGATACATCCTAAGCCTTTTGGGCTTTTGCATCGGCGGTTAACTTCAGGTCCTCTTCTTCAGATGTTAAAAGCTCGTTTATATCTGTTGTTTGACTGTCGTTTAACTGCTGTTTGAGCGGTTCCGCTGCCGGTTCTTCTCTAAAAACTTCATCTTCTTTTACCGCAAGCTCCATAATCTGTTCGGTTATAGGAAGTCTTGTAATTACATATTTGAGAGCTTTCGCCTTATACATCTCTTCCGCCCATTCAAGCCATATATGCTGCAGGCTTCCTGCTTTCTGATTTGGGCTTTTAAGTCTTAATTTTTCAAGCTTTTTGAAAGGCACGAATTCGCTGAATGTGTTTCCGTCTTTATCCTGGGCGTAAACGATTACGCCTTTTAGATGTTTATATACCCACGCGCCGTCTTCTTCGCTTCTTTCGTCGTAATTCGGCTCGAACTCAATTTCATCGCTTAGCCCGTTGAATTTAATATTGAATTTATCTACATCATAAACCGCTACGGCTCTGAATTTCCACCCGTTTCTGTATCCGGTAACAATCCAGCCTTTGTATCCGATTTGAAGCTGCGCTTTTTTTCCGTAAGGCACTACATAAGCCTGGCCGAATAAAGGGTTTGGATTAAGCCCCGTCTGGACTATCTCAAATGCAACCCCTAAAACACTCTCAACTTCAACGTTTCTAAGATTTGGATTTAACGCTAACTGTTTAAGAGTAGAAGCATAAATGCTTGCTTTTTTATCGTCTCCTGCGATCAGTTTGATTTGAGGCATTTTTTCTTTTATAATCGCTATTGCCTGCTGCTGTCTGTTTGCACTCATTTTATTCTCCTTTAAGCCCAATTTGGTAAATCTATTTCATCAACAACTTCTGCTTTTCCCGTTCTTAAAAACTCTGCATACCCGCTTATCAAGTTTTCAACTTCCATCTCTGCCCTGCTAATAGCGCTGTCGCTTATCCTGAACAGCCGAACCATAAAAGGCTCTTTTTTCTCAACCGCTATGAAAATAAACTGGCTGGCTTTTTTGCCTGCAAGCTTTAAGGTCTTTAAATACCAGTAAGCCTGCCAGTGATAGCGGTAATCGTAAATTGATTTTTGAAAATCATACGGCCTTACCGACTGGGTCGTTTTAATATCTATCACAACGCCTAATGCTTCAATGTAGCAGTCGGGCCTGCATTTTCTAATCAATCCGTGTTCGTCTTCCACAAACCAGCTCTCTTCGCATTTGCCTTTTTTTATTAAGTTTCCGGCTATTGCGTTAATGTTTCTCGCCATTCTCTCAGCTTTTTCCCAGTCGCTTGGAGAGATGACAATTTTCCCTTTATTTTCCTCTTCAAACTTTGCCTTTTCCTCTTTTCCCGCCTTGGTCCTTAAATTAAACTCGGGAAGTTTTACAAACTCGTCTTCCAGGGTTTCAGGCTCTAATACCATCTTATGCACCAAGCTTCCAAAATCAAACGCGTCGCTCTCATATGTGAAAAGCTCTTTGTGTTTCAAATGCAAAGGCGATATTTCAAGCAGTTTCAAGTCGCTGCTGCTGATGCCTTCGCTGCTGTGATATTGACTGTTCGTCATTTCTTTTGGTAAAATGCTCATGGTCATCCTTTAATTAATCTGTTACGGATAAAACGATGCGGTCGTTTATCTCGTCTAACAGATTTTTTTCAAAATCAAGTCCGTAAACATCTTTGTATTCTCTTAAGACGGGCTTGATTTGTTTCGCTATATTCTCGATCATCTTTAATTGCGGCTCTATCTTTTTAAAAAACTCTTCGCATTTATCGCTTTCAAAATCCTGCCTGTTTAAGTATTTGTTCAAATCCATATATACGGGCTCTTTGCTCATTTTTTACTCCTTTTAGGCGCCAATGCGACTTTCACTCTTCTTAGGACCTCGTCTCTCAGTTCCGGCTTGTCTTTTATTTCCGGATTTAATTTCGTCCTTATTATCATCTCGACCATATCCAGGTATTCGCTAAAAATCCTGCTCATCTCCATCCTTTGTTTTTCTTATATATGTAGTAAGAATAAATCACTGCGCCAAGCCATACGCCTATTACGCCTGCAGATACACCTGCTAAAAATGCTGTCCAGATACTCATTTTCTCTCCTTTAGTAAAAATTTGACGGATATTTCCAATCTGCACCACTTTGCTTGTTTAAACTCTTGCTCTCAAACCTTTTCAGCTTTGCTTTGTTTATTTCTGCAATTCTCATAACTTCACTTTTTAAGTCTCTTTCTTTTTTTGTGTCTTCAACTTCAAACACCATTACAACCTTACGCATTTACTCCCCTTTAAATAATTTCTGGATGTCTTGCAAAAAATTTAAGCACTTCGTCTCTATCCCACACTGCCTTGCTATAACCATTGAAATTTAACTTCTTCGGAAAATCACTGTACTTTTTAGTTAAGTTATAAACCCAGGTTTTACTTTTTCCACCGGCATAAAGCGCTATGTCGTTTTTATTCCATCTGGGCTTTTGTAAGAGCTTATCTTTCGTATTTGCAACTATTTCGCTTTTAAATTCTGCCAATACCGGCTTCACCACTTCTTCTACTACATCTTTTAAGCTGTTTCTTACAGCTTCCTTGATAATCTCATCCAGCCCTGCTATTTGTAGTTTTGCTTCCATTTTCCATCCTTTTTATTTTTTCAAGGATCGCTATCCTCGCAAATCTGCTCATGCTCAAATTTCTTTTTTGAGCAGCTGATTTCAATTTTTCTTTTTCTCTTTTATCCATCACAACCTCAAATTTTTCAGTTACCTCTACCGGCTGCAACATTACTTCGTCAAGCATATTTACTCCTTTATTTAGATTTAAGTGAAGGCAGGAAAAGGAAAAAGGATGAAAGCCAAAACCTGCCCTCGCTTAAAGCTAAAACCTTCCGCCCTTTCCCGGAAGGTTTTGTCTTATCACCGCTTGGATTGGGAGCGGCCGGGTTTTCAATGATCTTGGTATAATGTTAAGCGAGGGAGAGAGATTTGTTTAAGGGGGTAAAATGAATTTTGAGTTATTGAAAATGTGTATTGATTTGCTTGAAAAGAGCGGCAAATGCTCTCAAGCAAATGTTAGAAGCCTTAACGTTGACAATCCTCGTCAAGACTCTTCAAAAGTTGATAAAGCTCATCAATGTTTTGAGGAGCTTCGCGAATTGTATCGTTTACTTGAAAATCAACTCTATAAATGATAGAGAAACTACCATCATCTAATGTTACGGGAATGGTATTAAAATTAATAACACTCAACCCGCTCTTTTCCATCGCATTTAAAAGGGTAAGAACTTTTTTGTCCACTTGTTGCCTTTCCTCTCCCTCGCTTAACATTACGCTTTCAATCATCTCACCTTCCTCAACCATTTTTGTTATAATCCGATATAGTTTCAGGAAGTGTTATGGTGCAATTATAATTCATTTTGCGAACTATGTCAATAGTTTGCGAACTTTTTTGAAAGGAATTTCACAAAATGAGAACGATTAACGAAATTTTAGATAGACTTTATAAAGAGTTAGGAATTAAAAATGATGCTGAATTTTGCCGAAAATACGGAATTAAAAAAAACACATTAAGCACATGGAAAGCAAGAAACAAAATTCCTTATGATTTAATCGATGAAATTACTCAAAATGAGAACTTGTCACTTGATTGGATATTACAAGGAAGAAATAACATTCAAAATAAAAAAATAGAAGTTAAATATATAGAACCAAAAAACACCGAAAACAAAATCGATATACCATATTATCCAGAAACATACGCAGCAGCTGGTGCCGGTGCATATAATTATGAGGAAGCACCCAAGGTTATTAGTTTCACAAAAGCTTTTTTAGAAGAACTGCTTGAACTTACTAAATTTACAGGGTTACATATCATAAATGCTATTGGTGATAGTATGTCTCCGACAATTGAGAGCGGCGATAAATTGTTTATATTACCTTTTGAAATTGAAAACCACCAGATAAGAGAAGGCGGTATCTATATTATAAGCTGCAACAACGGTGTTTTAGTGAAAAGAATTTACTTAAACCCTTTTGAAGGAAAAATCACACTCAAAAGCGATAATACAGAAATACCGGATATTATTATTGCAGGTGACGAACTAAACGGATGTCAGATAATCGGAAGAGTTGTTGGGAGTATTAAGAAGTTTTAAATAATAAGGGGATTGGAATAGTTGTAGGAATTTTAAGGAATAGGATATGAAAAGGAGATAAATGTATCTAGAATTATTCGATAAAACATTTAAAAAATGCAACATAACATATGAAAGTTGTGATAGAAGAGAAGAAGAATTAAATTGTTTTTTAAAAACACAGCCAGACACAAATGAATATCCAGAAAGATTACACTTTGAAACTTACATGTTTAAAAATGTTAAAAAGGAAGAACAGTATATTCTTAAAATTAAAGATAATTTTTTAATTTTTTCTATAAACGATAAAATAGTAAGAATTGTAGATATTTTTATAAAAGATACTTATCAACAAAAAGGTATTGCTAAAGAACTAATTAACAATTTAAAATATTTTATAGAAAAAGAATTTCCAAGTATAGAGTTTATTACTCTTTATTCTTTAGGAAGCGGGGTAATAGCTTGGTATAAAATAGGATTTGAATTTTATAATCCCAAACAGAGGTTACTAATTAAAACTTTATTAGTTAAAATTTTAAATAAAAAAACAGATTTAAAATCTGTTTCAAAAAAAGAAATAGAACAAACTAACTTCTATGAATTAATAGAACAAAACATTGGATATATCCCAATGTATTTAAAGGTTAAACAATGAAAGAAACTTATAAATTAGTTATTTTTTTATTAAGTGAAGTAGAATATGAGGGTATTATAGCAAAAATAAACAATAAAATTTATATACGTTCTCAAATAGATAAAGATAATTATGAAGAAATGATTAAAGAAATGCTAATTGGAAAAGGAGATATACAAATTAAGAAATCGCCTGAACATCCTTATGATTTTTGTATAGAACAAAAAAGATTTAATTCTTTAGAAGAGTTTTTTGCAAATTTAGAAGAGAGCGGATTTGAAATTGAATATAAAAAAATAGAAGATAATTACAAAACTTTCTCATTAGTAGCAGAAGGAGATGATTTATCACCTGAAACAATTGCTTATCTAAAAGAAGGTACTTTGCTTATAAACCTAGCACAAAATCTTTTTACAATGAGTAACAATGTTTCTTATGAACCTAAAATAAATTTAAGAGCTGGGAGTTTTGCAATTGATATACAAGAGGAAATAAATATAGATAATTTAAGAATTTTAATTCACAATTTAAACCAGGGGACTATTGAAATTGAAAAATATTTTACTAATCAACCTTACAAAAAACTTATAGACAATTTATCTAAAGTATCTAAAATCAAAACTTTAGAAAATTTAACTATAGAACTTTTTAATAATGAAAAATTAACTCTAAATTTAAAAGCTATTGAGAAAATTAGTTCCCAATTACCAAAAATTATTCAATCCAAACCATTTAATAAAACTATATCATATAACCAATTAAGAGCTTTCGATGAAAAAAATAAACGAGTTTTATTGGATGCTGATGTTGTTTATCATTTGCATTTAAAAGAAAAAGAATTTAATGAACTATACAAATATTATCAAAAAAAAATAGACAAAATAAACATAATTGGAAATTTTAAAAGTACTCAAACAATTGATGTAAAACAAGTGAAAAAAACTGAAAAAGACTAACAAAGTTTGTGGAGTAAAAAGGTTGGATAGAGATAAAGACGAAATTCCGTGTAAGAAGATTTGTAAATAATAGGAGAAAAATATGAATTCAGAATTGTTAAGAATTATTGCTGATTTTTTAATATTTTTATTTAAAAATACAAATTTTTCAAAAAACAAATATTTTATTGAAATAATAAATACAGCTTCTTGGATGTTACTGATAATTTCTCTTTTACTTATAATATATTTAATATATAAAACTTTTCAAAAAATCATTCAAGATAATAAAATATCTCACCTTAATTTTATAAAAACCAACCTTGAAATAACTGAAAAAATACAAGCTCTTACAAAAGACAAAAATATTCTGTTTTTAATTGAAAACTATACAGAAGAAATAATATTTGGGAAAATTACAAACATCTATAAAACTTCAAAAAAATATAGAGACAAAATATCATTATTACTCCAAAAATTTCCTCAATATAATATAAATTATTTTATTTCTATTAGTTATTATTTGAATGTAGAAATTGACGAAGAAAATAACAAAATAAAAAAAATTTCTCCTAATATCGGTACAATAGACAACATCTTTTATCATCTCATATTATTTGCACTAGTCACCATTTAATCTGACAAGAAGACATAAAAGATGATATACTTTCTCCCAGATAAGAAGGGAGGAGTTATGAATTTACATACACAAGATAAA